AAGTTCATTTTCGTCTATTATTCCTAGCAGCCAGGAGAGGAATTGAACCTCTCTACAGGGAGCTACCCACCATCTATGGTCTTCCATTGGACTTGCACCAACTTTGCATCCAGCCTGACTATGTTGCAACTATAACTTCCCTGTATAAGTTGCCAATACAGCTAGCTTACGATCTAGAGGACTGTTGCACCTGTGCAAGACATGTAGTCTATTCTGAGAGGTGTTCCTGAACTTACGGTCCCATGGCCTGTGGGCTAGTTAGTTGTATATTATCTACAATAATGCTGTTTTTGTAGGTTATAACCAACATTAAGGGCTATTCTATTGGTTTCTGGTGGGATTTACCAACTCTAATAGGACTTAAATTTCTGGTTATTATATCTACACCTTTTAATGCTGCTAAATATTTCTTAACACTCTCTACTGTTATATTGTTACCACCTTCACATAATGAAATAGTACTTCTACTAACACCAGCTTTTTCAGCTAACTCATCTTGTGTAAGCTGTCTAGACATTCTTTCAGTTTTTAGTATATTACCTAAATCAAGTATTACTTTTACTAAAGAATTAAACTTATCATCATCATCCTGAGTTCTTATTCTATTAATACTATCAGGTAGTGATTGAACATTAAAAAGTTCTGGGTTTAGTTCATAATAATAATCTATCCAATACTTTTCTCTTTCAATTAGTTCTTCTAGTAGAATGTCTTTTTCTATAACATCTATATGAGGAACTAATCCAAGTTGTTCTAACTGTTTAACCCATTGATTAACAGTTTCACTATGAGATTTTGTTAAGTGTACAAGAGGTCTTTCATAACCTACTGTAGTCTTGCCAATGTAGTAGTATACATCATTTCTTGGGTCTCTGAGACCATATATTAAGTTTGTCTTCATAATACAATATATGAAATATCATTCATTATACCAAATATTTTAAAGTTTTTTATTTAATGTATAGTTTTTAAGACATTTCTAATATTGCATATTACAACATGCTTTTGAGCATAATGGGTCATTAATGTTGCAAAAAGTCCACATTTTGGGTGTCTTATGACTCATTAAGTCTAGACTCTGAAAAACCAAGGTCTTTAGCAGCAGCAGGATTGATTTCTATCCATGTGTGACAGTTTCTACATACTGCTAACCATGTACCTATCCTAAGATATTTATCTCCTACACGTCCTGCTTTATGATGTATCTCAGTGGATACACCTGTACAGCCTACTAGTTTAGCCTCACATCTAGGTTTAGCTGTAAGAAATGCATCTCTTAATAAGGCATATTGATCCATTTCCACCTGCCTCTTTTTAGAGACAGGGGAAATAGACTTGGGCTTTTCAATGGTATACCAACATTCTTTACAATATTTGTCTTTTTTATCAGATTTCCATATGTATTTCTGTTGGTTGCAACCACTGCATTTTTTAAGTTTAGGTGTTATACTCATGCTAAATCAAAAAAGTTTACAGGTAATAGGTTTAAAGATACTAACTTTCTAGCAATTTTTTCTTGATCAAGACCAACTTCTTTAAATGAAAAATTACATTTAACAGACTCATCGGGTTCCATGTTTACAATACTTTTTACTAGAGGGGAATTAGGAAACATAGACAATAAGAAACTGTCCACTTTCTGATTTACAATATCTTGTTTTAATAAATTAATAGCTTTCTGTACCATATCACAACGTAAAGCTATTTTCATAGAAATCTTTTTAGGCATCTTTGCCACCATACTTTCAGGGAAATTACTTAATCCATAAAGTGCTTCAGAATACATTTTGTGTTGTCTCTGATTAAATACTGGTTTTTCAATTTCTTGATTTTTTACAAAAGTCTTTTTAGGGACATCTTGGTTTTCAAATTTTACAAACATGTGTTTGTTAGAATCAGTGTAGGAAATAATCATTCCTTTACTGTTTACAGAAATTGTTTTGTTTTGCTTGTTACGCATTTTGTTATGTTTTAAATGTATAAAAAGCCTGGGAAATAGTATCCCAGGCTATTATTTCTATAATATTGGTTACAATTCAATAGGTTGATTAATTGAATTGTTTTTACTGCTCATAGTTAGTAAAGCTTTTTGAGCATTTTGTACATCTCTAATCTCATCACTATTATTATGCATAATGAATTGATCAGTGGCTTCTAAATCATTAGTAAAGAAGGTTTGTCTATAAATAGGTTGATCATCAACACGGCAAATAACACCTGTGTTACCGGCAATCTTTAAATCTCTATCAGGATTGTTTGGATTGAATGGTGTAAGAGACTCTCTCACTACAATTTTACCTGTGATTTCATCACCTGGTTTGTATGCACAATCAATAAGATCTTGCACTTTACCTTTTATAAGAGCACCTCTTTTTACTTTTCTCAACCATCCTTGGTCATTAATTTGAGTTGTTTCTTGTTCTACTCTGATATATCCATACTCTGGATTGTTTTGAGATACTCCAATTACATTTCCGGTTTTGTCTGCAGTTACAATTGCTTTTGACATAGTTTTTGTTTTTTTGTTAAATAAAAAATCCTTAGAAAATTCTAAGGACTGTTGTTGGTTGTTTAATTTAGGGGTTTTCTTATTCTTCTAATAAGTCTTTGTCAAGATCAAGATCAAGAAGTTTTTCATCTTGTGACATATCTGTTAGCTCAGGTGTTATTTCTTCTAGAATGATGTCCGGTGGAGGATTCTTTGTTATAACAGATCCAAACCACGGGTTTTCTTGCATTTCTCCATAGTTATAGGCTATCAGATATTCAAAATCTTCATCTGTCATTTCTAAGTACTGTTCTGTACTCATTTCTATTACTTTGCCGTTAGGTAGTTGATATAACATTGTGTTGCTTTATATAATATAAAGCTAGAACATATTAAAGTCAAATAACTAACTATTTATAAATATATAGGACTATAGGGCTATAACTCATGTGAAGGATTCTTTACTCTCTTCTTTTTTGCCTCTAATGCATGTAATTTCTTCTTCCAATAAGCATTGGTTTCGTTTATCACATCTTGTCTTTTTGCTAATTTATCCTTTAGCTCTTTATTTTCTTGTTCTAATTCTGTAATCTTTGTTTTGTTAAATAAAGATTTTATAAATTTTAGCATACATTAAGTTTTTTATAAAGTCCTGAAAATCTACCTTCTGTTTTATCAACATTTTTCATTTCTGTCATTTCTATTAAATCAATACCATCTACTAATTCTCCATCAGAATTAATTTGATGACCATCTCTTTTTATTTCATATACATGGGTTTTAGAATCATCAGCTGTCTCAATACATACAAACAACACTTCTTTTTGTATAGGAAGTGTTTTATAATCTTCTTTGTCTATATCAAAATCAGCACCGGCAGTTCTCATCCAAGCTTCTGATGCCCATCCTATACCAGAAGGTATAAATGTTTCATTCACTTTCTTAAATATTGTAGGAAATATTTCGTCTACAAGTTCATCTTTACCATTTTCACTATCCATATATTGTGATGGAATAGGGATATGAATAATAGAATTTGCAGGTTGATTTTCTTCAGGATTCTTATGTTCAGCAAATATTACAATGTGTGGAAACAATCCACCGGTATCTTTCATATACTTTTGTATGTGAGATAAGTAGTTTTCTACTAATTCTTCGTGATCTTTTGAAGTCATTTTAATTTGGGTTTTGTTGGTCTGTTTCAGTGGAAACAGGGGTACCTTTTTTTAACAATATTGATACAAGTCCTTCTGATGTAATAAATCCAAGTCCAGAAACTATTATATAAAAATCATACTCAAGAATCTTTTCTAAAGAAGATATTAATGTAGCATCAATGATACCTTTAGGTACTACCAATGCAATATAACATACTAAAAATAGTATAGCAAATGATGCCACTACAAAGTGTAATGCTATAATTAATGTTATTAGTCTCTTACTTGAGGTGGTGTCGTTGCTATCTAACACCCTCTTTAGAAATGATTGTTTCATAGGATTTATATATTAAATGAATTAGCTTCTACAACTTCTTCAATTACACCCTGATATAAAGGCATTCTATCTGTTTTATTCATAAAGCTAAGAAGTATAAACAATTCTGCATGCATTGCATAATCTACATCTCCTACAAATGTCTTTTTAGGATAGATGATCATATCTCCTGTGTCTATAAGTTTGAAGATTTCTTCTCCTCTTCTATCTTCAGACCATATTTCATCATGGCTTCTATGAAGAGCTGTCACTTCATGTCCATTATTGTTCATATACACCATAATAGTATATTCATGAACAATTTTATTTTCAGTTTTATAGTCGTGAGTGTTTATCACTCTGTATATTTTCTGATTCATGGTTTGGTTTTAGGCTTTTTCTAACTCCGTCTGTTTTAGTAGTTCATCCATACTAAAATCAGTGTCGTTACAGTCTTTTATTAATTCTATTAATTTTTGTAAGTTTTCTTCTGTGAATGCAAATCTGTTGGCTAAAAAGTATTCATATGGAAGATTAGACTCATCTAGTTCTATCTCTGCTAAATGGAAAGCTAATTGCTTTTGTGGTAGCACTGTTACAGTGTATATTACTGTATATGGTTCACCTTGTTTAACCCATTTGTTAGCAGGAATTTCTTTAGGACGGTTCTTGTCATTGATACAAATACATTCTACCATAGTGTATAAAATTTAAAATATTAGCCAAGATGGGATTCTCACCCATACCCTCCCTGCTACAAGCAAGGGCTCTAAATGTTGGAGCTACTTGGCTAATATTTTACAAATATACAGTAAATCAGTTTACAAATTTACAATTCCGGTTCAGAATCATCTTTACCATCTCTTGTTACTAATTCATGCATCATTGCTTGCATTAATAATCTTTTTATATCATCATTTCCTTTGATGAGCTGACATAATACACCAATGGCCATTTCATTTGAACATGACACAGCAGCTTCTATTTTACATTCTATGCTTTGACCATCTACTGATTTAGCATTGATTTCTAATTTAAATGATTCCTTCATTTTATTTAATTAAAATTGTGATTTTGGTTAATTTGTGTCCTCTAGACATACGTGATATTATTCCTTTCTTTTCTAAAAGAAACAATTGTCTTTTTACAGTGGAGGTTGATATGCCACATTCTGTAGCAATTCTATCAACACTTACAAAAAGACTGTTTGAACTGTCAGCGTAAGTGGATAGATGAGCATATACAGCTTTTTCCCCTAAAGAAACTTCAGGGTCACGCATCACTGTACAGCTCACCAGTCCAAATCCATTTTTAGTTCGTTGATTCTCCATCCTTAAAGATGTTGTTTAAAATATTGTCCACTTCTGATTCTCCGTTACACAATTGTAAATATCTATCAAAGCTATATCTTGATTTCTTTACAAAATCTATCTTCTTAAAGATATCTGTTGGTATCATACAATCAGAATCATGTTTTGATGCTTGTTTCATAATGTCCAATTCAAATATCTTTAACATTAGTTCTATTTCTTTCCTACGTTCATCTTTAGATTCTGTAAAAATAGTATATTTTGCAATTGCATCCATTCCCATTCTATGGAAGTCTTTGAATGTTAGTAGTATATAACTACTTTCTATGTGGTTGCTACATAGTTTCATACATTTTTCAAGATCTCCTGTCATTGTAGTTAATGCTTTTGGTGCATCTTCTACATTATCAAAGAGTTCTCTTGCCATAAAATGGTTACTAATCATAGAGAAAAATATTATTTCTCTACATTTCATATCAATCTCTTCTGTTACACCAAGAGCATTGATAATTGTTTCATTTTCGTGATTGAAATTAAATGTTTCCATTATTTATTTTTAAATGGTTATAAAAAGACAAGGCTTAACCCACCTTGTCTGACGTCAGTGGACTATTCTTTGCAGCAGATTACATCTCCACATAAGGTAGTTTGTGGCCAAAGGCCGGCCCGACATTGGGAATACTTGGTTAGGCATCATTACAGATTATGTTTTCATCTCTGATTAGTTTAGATTCTTGTCTATACACACGTACATGGTTGATCAGTATCCTAAGTTCATTAGGTTAGGGTAAGTACGTACCCCTTAATTCCTACATCTGTCATGACATCCGTAGGTGCTTGTTCTTGCAAGCCTCACCATCTTTAAATACCTTGAGAATAAAATGCAGTTAGTTCATCATCAGATGAATTAAGAAACTCTAAACGAGCAATGTTTTTCTTAAGATATGTCATAAACTTTTTATGATCGTATGTACTATACTTGTCATTTACAAACATAATGTAACTATTTACAAGACGTCTGTTACTTGCTCTATCAAGACGTGGTATTAGTTTTAGTAAATCTGTGGTATAATCCATTAATGCAATAGATTTTTCCTCATTATTTACTTTAAACTTACCAGTTTTAATCACTCTTGATATGTTTTCTGATTTACCATTTAATATAGTGGCAATTATAGACAATTCTAGATCATATACATTAAAATGTTTGATCAATGTTTTGTAAGTGGGTTGAATAAATGCCCAAGCTTGGATGTAGTCAATTAATGTCCAAGACTTGCTGCTGTTATTTAACAATGCTAACTTCTCAACCAATTCGGTATCATTATTAACTGTAATAGTTATGTAAGGAATAGGCATGTTAAGTCTTAAAAGAGCAAAATACAAATGCTGTCCATCTATTATATACGTTCCTTTCTTACCTTTGTAGTTTAATTCAGCTACTACAACAGGTCTAATAATACCAATTTTATCAACGGATGTTGCTAATTTAGTTACGTGATGTGGTTTAATCTCACGGTTTAGACAATCAAGAAGTAAAAATCCTTGTTTAGAGTCTGCAGTTAACCATTTGATGTCAAATAGTTTTACATTTTGTTTTTTCATTTTTTAATGAATTTGAAGGTTTAGTTAATGTGAATTGGTTTTTTATCGTAAAGTATACTTACATTAAATTCTTTGCACCAAGTTGAAAATTCTTCTCGGTTCATTGGTCTTTCTTTAGGGGGAACTACCTTAGGTAGTTTTTCCCCCTTTACTCTTTGTCCAAGTAGTAATTGTTTAATCATCTTCATAAAATGTTTTTAGAATGATTCAATCTGTGGCAGCATTTGGAGTGCTTCTTTATATGAATTAGCCCATATCCTATAGATACAGTCATCCTTAATACTTTTAACTTCCCACATACACAGTCCTGAATCTGTGTTTATTTGATTAGGTGGTGGTTCTAATTGGTTTTTTGGATAGAGGTTTTCAACTTCGTTTTTACTTAAATTAATCATGGTTTAAAATGGGAGTTCGTTAAAAATGGGGTTTACTTTATATTCAATCTTCGTTTCCTTTAGGATACCATCACGTTCCACTTGTTCATTCAACTGTTCTACAAAGTTTGTAACTATAACATGCATCTTGGAACTAACAGGTCCGTTAAATCTGCTATAACATTGATTATATCTCAATTTATCATCATAAATATTGATACCAAGAGTGACTTCTTCATCTCCTGATGTAATGTGATAGGCAATATAACTGTTGTTTTTTATAGAACTCCAATAGGCTGTGTATAAACAGTGTTTCATTGTCTTACCCTCATAGAAAACTTCTTTCTGTGTTTTAAGAAGTTTAAACCCATCAGGTGTATACCTACTAAATTTATCTACAAATGGAATCACTACATCTTCAAGAGCATCAATCTCTATTTGCATGATTTGTTCCGTCCAGGCCTTGTGTTCTTCTGTTAATCTTTTAGAAGACCACTTGTAGTCTATTTTCTTCTCAAGAATCAATGCTTCTTTCACCATATCTTCATAAACCAAAAGACTTCTGCTGTCATTTGGTAATAATAGATATTCAATGAAATGATTAATGTCCTTTGCAACGGCTGCTCTACGAAGAAAATCCTGTTTAGATATACTTCCTGTCTGAAATAGTTGCAAAAACAAACTTGGACTACAGTTTAGTCTCATTGCTTTAATATATGCTTTACAAACATCTGTGTTATTTGTAAGTTTACCTGCAACCATTTTTTCAAATATACCTTTAGTTACAAATGGATATAGTTTAACATCTAACCAATTAAAGTTAAAATGCATAAATACCTGATTTATATGAGGTAGTTGAAATACACTTTTACCAAACCATACAGATAGTTTACCTTTTTCA